CCGCCGACGGCGTCACGGCATCCGAGGGCGTAGCCCGTAGTTAGGGAGCAAGACATAGTGTATATTTTATTTTAAGGTGGAACAAAATAACGGGGGGCAGTTACCCGCCCCCCTTACACTTAGGCCAATCTCCAGTCAACGATGAGGTCAGGGTAAGCGAACTGCACACCTGCTTTGAAGGCGGCTTGGAAGCGAACTTCATCGTTGTCCTTGGAGTACCACAACTCAAAGTTCTCCTCGTCGGACAAGAGGTCGGTTCCATAGAACAAGTTACCGAGGTAGGTGGTAACGATGCGATTCGTTCCGAGCAAACCAGGTACGGCGATGACACGGATGTTTGTGCCTGGGTAAAGGATTTCACCATCGGCCAAACCTTGCAGGTCGACTTGGTTGTACATGACACCCGTGTTGGCTTTGAAGGCCATTACCAAGGTGCGGAAAGTGTCCCAACCGCAGAACATCACGAGGTCGGTCTTGGTCAAGATAGCTTGTGGGATGCGGGTGTAGATGGTGTCAAAGATGCTGATGACATTGGAGGTCGTGATAGAACCCGAAATCGCAGCGGTGTTACCCGATACGGTGCTACCCGATGCAGCGTTTAGCAACTGGTTTACACCGCTGAAGTAGGAGTTACCCTGCCAGATAGCGTTCTCCAACGCTTCAGCGATGCGGAGAGCCTTCTGCTCGGCGAATGCCTGCTCGAATGGTACGCCGTCGTATTGGCTACCAGCAGTCAACTGGGACTGCATCCAATACTGCTCCAAGGAACGAGGGCAGAGGGATTCCTGAATCTTCATCACGCCAACGGTGATATTCCGCTGAGTGAAGGAGGTGTTGCCTGTTGCAGACCAACCGCAGACCGTTCCTGACCCGATGTTAGCATCGGTGTCCATGAGGTTAAGGGCGGCGGCTGACTTGATACCAACTTGCTTGGTGAACAGGGCAGCAGAACGAGCGGCGAATACCGCTTTGGTGATGAGGGGGAGGCGCTGCTGCTCGGTGTAAGTAGTCAGCGGGGAAACGAATGAATAACTCATGGCTTTGTTTTAAGGGGGTTAAGGATTAATTGGATTTTTTGAGAGTTTGGATTGCTTGTGCAAGGGCATTGAAGTTCTGCGTTGCAGCGGCCTTGCGTTGCTCCACAATAGCGGAGGCGGTTGGCTTCGGGGCTTCGGAGGGTAGTTCTGCGACCTTCTCAACGATGTCGGTCATGGTTTCCATCTGCGAGGCAAATGCGGACATTTTCTCATTCATCTTGCCCATCTCGGTGTAGGCGGCCTTGAGTTCCTCCATAATGCTGACGAGGTGCTTCTTGACGATTTCTTCCACCATTGCGGGGTCCACCATCGGATAGCCTTCGGCGATTTCACTCACCACTTCACCTGCAACTTCGGGGGTTATTTCAGCAGCAACGGCGACTTCTTCGGCAGGTGCTGGGGCTTCGGCCACGACGACTTCGGTGATTTTGCCACCTTCGGTTTTGATGACACCAACGCCTTCCACTTGATGCTCGCCGTCGGGAGCGGGCAGGGTTTCGTCCTCGGTGATGACATAAACGGCTGTACCTGCAACGAGGTCGCCGTCCACTCGGACAACAGTACCGTCCACCAACTTGTAGTCGGCAAAGGCTTGCTTTTGGGTTGTGAACTTCCGCAACTCGGTGCGGAGGGTGTCAATGGCTGCTTTTAGGTTCATAGATTAAAGGGATTTGTAGGTTGGGTTGATATGTTGCAAAAAGTTGGTCAAATCGTCTGCGAGGCCCGCAAGTGCGACCTCTAATTCAGTCCCCGTGTTCTTCATGCCGAACAAGCCCTCCACGGAGAAACCCTTGAAGGCGTGGCGGTTCTCCCACACTTCGTCGTTCTCGACCTTGAAGGACCCGAACCAAGAGCCGTCGGGGGTGTCCTCGTAGCCCTTGGGGGGAAGGATGCCCCGCTCGGTGTCGGTGATGTAACTCTCGAACATGAACACCCCATCCAGTTCGGCATTGTGGTAAGCGTTCACATTGTGCTGGTTTCCCTGCTTGAAGTACTTCTGCACGATTTTGCGGATGGTGGCCTTGTCGAATACGACATAGTACTCCCCGTAGGTGTCGTCCTTACGGTAGATGGGCGTATCGGCCAGCATGAGCGGCCCGGTCAGCACCCTGCGTTCTCCCGTTTCGGCGAAGCGTTGCGGGGTCTTGGCGAAGGCTTGGAAGGGCTTTTCGATAGCGGGCATATCAACGAGGGCGACAAACTGCACGCCTTCGTCCACTTCGTCCACGGTCATTCGGTACACGGGAAGTTCCATGGTGGGATATGTAGCGGTTAGCCCAATGTTGCAAATTCGGACAAGCGACGCACCCTGCTGGTCGTCTGCTGGATGTCACGCTCAACCACATAGGCACGCATGGGTTGGGCCTGCTGACCTTGGCCGTTCCCAAAGGAGGATAGGTCGGTCGTGTTGGGGTTGCTGAAAATCGGGGGAGCAGCAGCCCCACCCGCACCCGTTGGCATCGGTCCACCAGGTGAAGGCGCACCGCCTCCTTCCCCGCCGCTTGTGATGGCCTTGCCTGCTTGAATGCCTGCCGCCGTAATGGCTGCAATCCGCAAGCCTGCACGAATCTTGGCCATAGTGTTAAACGCTTTCAGTTGTGCAATGCCCGCCGCCCCCGCCGTCACGACATTCGCAGGGTTGGCCGCTGCCATGACCGCATTGGCTGCCATTTCCTTGTTGAGGTTTACGATGACATTGGCAATCGCTGCGCCTTTCTCAACGGCCAAGGCTGCAATGGCCAAGCCTTTGTTCTCGTTACCAAATGCGGCGAGCGTCTGCCCGATGGCGGCAAGCGAATCAAAAGTCACCTGCTCCTTGTAATCCGCAACGGCTTTCTCAATGTTCTTGCGTTCTTCGGCGTTCTTGCGGTCATGTTCAAGGATGGCATCGCTTTCGGCAAAGTAGGCTTCGGCAAAGGCGTTAAAGTCAGCGGTCTGCTGGTCCAACAACGCTTTCTCGTAGGCGACCGAATCGGCCTCCGCTTTGAGTTCAGCAGCAGCAAGGATGGCGAGGCGTTCGTTCTCTGCAATCCGATCTGCAATGGCTTTGTCACGGGCGGCTTTGCGTTTGGCGTCAGCAGCGATGAGGCTATCGGTGTGCTTGTCGTATGCTTGGCGGTACTGCTCCAGTTGGGCTTCCTCCCGTTGCAGGGCCATGGCTTGCTCCGCTGCCCGTTGCTTCGGGTCGGGTAGGTTCAAGAACCGCCGAACCGCTGCGGTGAGTTCGTCCCATTTCGCCACAAGCAGACCAACTGCCGCAACCGCTGCACCGATACCGGTTGCCAAGAGTGCAATCCGGAACGCCTTCATGGCCCCGGTGCTGGTTCCCACCGCCACGGCGTAGAGTGCCTGCGCCGCTGCTTGGCCTTGGGTGATTAGGATGGAATCCTTGTTCAGCAGGTTAGCCACCTGTTGCACCCCGTTAGCGAGGGCCATGGCCGCTTGGACCTTGACCAAGGACTTTTGGAGTTCTTCTTCCTCCGCTCCAAACAAAGCAGCTGCACCCTGGGCAATTTGGAATCCCGCCGTGATACCCTGAATAGCCCCGACGAAGGTGTCAATGGTTCGGGTGTCCGAGGCGAGGTTCTTAATCCGTTGCTGGGTGTCCCCGATTTGGTCCTTGAGCCGTCCCGCTTCTTTCTCCATTTCACGGAATGCCTTCGTCCCGTCTTGGCCTGCAAGGGCCATGTCCGCAAGGGTTTTCTGCAGTTCCCGCAAGCGGGTCTTTGCGCTGGTCGTGCCAGCGGCGGTCGAATCTTTAAGCCCTATTTCAAGGACTATTTCTTTGGTTACATCTGCCATGGTTATCCTTCAGAAGGGAGTTCGGGGTTTACGGGAGGCTCATATCCTGGGTCCACAGGGTCGGGGTCAATTGGACCGTTAAACAGGAATTCGGGGTCGCTTGCAATCGGGGTCGTCGTGGTTGCAACAAAGTCGGATAGGTTCAGGATGCGTCGGAGCGTCACTCGGCATGGCTTCATCTGCCCGACGAGGTAGTCCCGAATTTCAAGCAACCTCCAACGAATACCGCCGTAATAGACGGGCTTCCGAAAGTCCAGTTGGTAGATGTCCACGGAGGATAGCAGCATCGTGAGTTCTAACTGCAAGGCCTCTTGGGACACCGTTTCGTTAATGTAGTTCAACCAGTAGGTGTTGTAGAGGTTGTTGTTGGTGTAGGCGTACGGGTTGCCACTTGCGTTCACGGCGTTGTAGTACACCAACCTTGGCTGCCCGAAAGTGAGGTCCACATTTGGGGCGTAGGGGTTATCAATGTGGGATACGAAGGGCAGGGCCGTTTGGCTAACCGCAAGGACCGTGTTCAGCGTTCCTGTAACCCCATATTGGTATCTCCAAGGCGTTGGGGCCGTGACGACATTGTACTGCGCCAATCGGTAGCCAGTTTGCAGGGGTTTGATGGTTCCGCTTGCGAGAGTTCCGTCGATGTCCCAAGTACGGCCCACGATTTTGTCGGTGCTGAAGGATGCGGGGATAAGAGTGCCGCACAGGGTTTCAACCACCTTATCCCCCTTGCCGTAAAAGTTGGATGTGTTGAAGATTCGCCCTCCGTAGCCTTCCCTGTTCAGCGGGTAGGACTGCTTGTAGGTCTTGGACAGGTAATCCCCCATGTCCTTGTACTTGAAGACGATGTTGGTGTAGGCGTTGGGGTCGCCGTTGGTGAGGTTCTGCTCTGCGTTCTCGTCGGATTTCTGCGACCAATCCACCACCGAACCCGATGAGTAGAAGTCCTTCCAAGGTTCAATGTATAGGAGTTTTGGGTCTTGCGGGTCGGGCATGAATTGCAAGTTGAACATCTTTTGCAAGTCCTGCAGGAGGTCCGACTGCTTGACATCGGCAGGGAGTGCGGTCCTCATGTCAATAATCCCGATGCTTTGGGGGTTTTCAAGGCAGGTCATCTGCAGCGTTGCCCCCGAACGGAAGGTGATAGATGTGGCCCCCTCGGTTTCCTTATACCGAAACTTTACGACCGCATTGGCGGGAATGGTTACATTGTTGAAGAACACGCTGCCCGACAAAGGGTAACTCGCACTCGTAAGGTCAACCGTTCCAACGAGTGCAATAGGCGAACTCGTAGCCGTGTTGTATAGGTCAAAGTCGCCACCTGCAACGCCGTCAACGCCAAAGGTCACGCCGCTCACGATGTAGTTTATGGACACATTCCAACGGGTCGGGACGGCTGGGGCAACAAAAGTGCTGGATGATGCGACCCAATAGCCGCCGTTGTCAAAATATGGGGCTACATTGTCCCGACTAAATTCAAGATTAACCGCTGCACCTGCAAGCGATGCAGACACGGACCCCGTGGATTGGGCAAATAGATTGGACCCCGATAGGTTGGTCGTTGGCGTTCCCGCTGCATAGGGCATCACCAATTTGTTGAACAGGAACGAATTAAAGAAACTTGACGAGTAGCGAAACCCTGCCTCGGTGAAGATGAGGTCCACCATCTTCTTGACATAGATGCTGGGTCCGAGCCTCCACCAAGGAACCGTGAACGAGCCACCTTGCTGCACATCGCTGAACCCCGCCGCATCCACCACTCCGTAAACATACCCGCTACTCAACGCACCGCTTGCCGTCCAAGTGCCGCTCACATGGCCGCTGGTAGGCGTGTGGTTCATGCCTGTAACGCCCGCCGTGTTCACCAGCATATTCCCCTCAATGGCTTTGAACAGGGACACATTATCGGTGAACAAGCCCACCTCGTAGGTGACGGTTCCCTTGGTCTTGGACATGGATAGCAGTTGCAGCACTCCGCTGAACACCTGCACCCCGTCCTCCCACATAGCGGCACGGATGCGCTTGTTGGGTTGGAAGCCACCCACGAAGGACTGGATGTTGTAGGCGTAGGCAAAGCAGGCCCGATTCGTCGGGGTGTTCGGCAGGGTGATAGTCTTACTGAAAGACCCCCGTTGCTTGGTCACATCCTCAATGTCGCCAATGGAATAGGTGACGGCAATATCCGTCCCGCCCATCGTGTCCAGCACATAGGCGAGTTCGGGCATGGCATTCAGCCCCGCAAAGCGCAGGTACAGGCAGTCAAAGCAGGCTTCCTCCTTGGCGGTTGCCCCGTCTGCATCGGCACGGGTGTTGTAGTTGTTCCACGCCGTTAAGTCGTCAATGAAGGTTGCCGTCGGGTAGGCTATCAGCGTGACGCTCATAGGATGTTGTTGTCATAGGCCACCGCAACCTCAATCTGCAACTGCGTGAGGCGGTCGTTCCGTCTGGTTACAAATTGATACTGGTTGGCATTAACCACCGC